TCATAAGAGATGTATCAATCTTGCGAGACTCTCACGGATTTTATCGCCGTCATAAATAGCAATCTCTTCAATATTGTTACCAATGAAAGTTTCAGCTGCCTGGATGGCTATCAGTTCAGACATACCAACGTTATCAGCCAGCTGGCGTGCTGCAATGACCTTGCTTTCAAGAGTTAGGATGACCGGCCTGTAGCCTGCGCGTTTGATTTTGATACAGTGTGAAATCAATTTCTCCATAGGTGCGGTGGTCACTTGGAATGCAGTCGTACCCACCTGAAAGGCCCCTTCACGGTCAATGTGTGGATCATTAGCATTGGCCCTGCGACTACTGATTTTAACATCTAGGGAAACGTAGCTGATGTTTGGCTTCGATAAGATTCTGTAGCACCGCCTCAGTGGGGTTGTCAGAACATTCCGCTGCCGCCTTAAGAATATCGCTTACTAGAGATGAAACTGGTTGATTGTAATCCCGGTCGACCGTTACTCTATGTTTATCCGGATAATTTTGGCGTACACATTAAGTGAAGAAAACTTCAAAGTGATTTGAAACAGATGTTGTATTCACTGGCTCATTTACATTAACTTGAGTGTTGTTCAGCACATGTTGAAACGCAGCTGTAAGGAAGATGATACAGCCAAGATGTATCCTTCATTATGGGGATTGGCGCGATGACCACCACGGCTTAGCCCGATTGATTATTTGGAAATTGATTAGAATGCATAATCTGGGCTGAGCTCACTTAAAGTCTCTAATGTTTGACTTGGAGATTTGGGGGGCAGTGGCTTTCAGTTTTGTTAACTCTAACATCTGGTTTACGTTCCTTTTGGAACAAGAAGCAGAGGTCTGCTAAGTAATGGTTGTACTGCTTGTGATAGGTATGACTGCATGTTCAGCGAGCAAGAATGGCTTAAAAGTTCTGTTACTGAGCACCCCATGAAGTTAGAACGATGTCATAACGTGCACGTAACCGTTGAACTGTTCTCTTACAGATAATCTCTACATAGCTATTATTGCTTAGGCGGTAGCTATGTAGATGGTTTTTGTAATATTATATTAAAAGTTCATACAGCGACTATAGCATCATTGCGAAAAATATCAGGAGGTGAGTTTAATGTTACGAAAAAGCAAACTTACAGAGATATATAAAAGGTTTGGTTTTACTGAAGAAAATACAGGTAACGAAAGTATTGCTGTATATTCTATTAAAACAGGGCACTACCATAACGCGGACATACTTCCACTAAATAATGAGGTTAATGTAAATCAAACCTTTGAAGAATATAGGCAGTTAGGTTATGCATGTCAAATTAAAAAATATCAGTCTTATGAAGAAGCACATAAGGAATTATTTAATGGCTTCTTTAGCGTCGATTCAACTAAAGAAAGGTTGATTAAAGATTATAATACTTTCACAGATTCAATTGTAAAAATTCACTCACCTACTGCAACTTATTCCTACATAAATTCAAAATATTACTTAAATGGTGTTATTGGCGAAGCTAATGTTGTTACGGAAATATTAGAGAGAATACAACATAGGCGTCCAATTCTGTTTTTGATTGAGGCTGCAGCCGGTTTTGGAAAGACTTGCACGGCGTATGAATTATTGAGGGAGATTATAGTTAACAATATAGGGAAAATACCATTATTTTCAGAACTATCAAGGAATAGGCAAGCAAAAATATTCAGGTATGTACTATTAGATGAAATTGATAGAAGTTTTCCTTTGTTAAGCTCAGCCTTAGTAAGGAATGAAATAAGAGCAGGAAATGTACCAGTTATACTTGACGGGTTTGATGAACTATTGCATGAAAGTACAAACGGAATTGAAAATAATTATGAAAAAACAGAGCCAATGCTGGAAATAATAAGTGAGCTTCTAACTGATAGTGCAAAAGTGGTTTTGACAACTCGAAGAACAGCTATATTTGACGGAGATGAATTCCATCAGTGGATAGCATCACATCAAGAAGATTTTGATGTGATAAGAATAAGAATTCATGAACCACAAATTGAAGACTGGCTTCCAGGTCAACGTTTAGATGAAATTTCATCGACAGGATTTCCTCTTAACAAATTATCAAACCCTGTACTGCTATCATTTCTAAGATGCATCGACGACACCGACTTTAATAAAGTTATAAGCGACCCAACAACTATAGTGAGGAAGTATTTTGATTCAATGCTTGAGCGAGAAAGAAAAAGACAAGATTTATTAATGTCTATTGAAGATCAATATACTATACTAAAAATAATAGCTGACGACATGGTCGAGGGTAACTACACATCTGAGTCTAGAGAGTATATATCGTTAGTCATAACTGAAAAGAATCAACAACTCTTGGAGGCTACAAGAAAGCTTTATACTGTAGATGAAAGACCAACTACTGACGAATTAGTTAATAAATTAGCATCGCATGCTCTATTAGATCGGTCAGGCTCAGAAAACCAAGGTATTGGATTTGTTAATGAATTTGTTCTTGGTAATTTTGTTTCTGAAAATATTATTAATGATAAGTCAAATGAATGGATTGGTGATAAACGTTTTATAGAACCAGCAGTGTAATCTTATATGCCGAGGATCGATGATGAAAAAGAATTACTTTGGCATAGCTTAGAGTTTGCTTTATATTTTATGTCAGGTAATGATAAAATCCTTTATAGTCATTTGCTTATAGGAAAAGTTCCATTAGATTTAAAAAATGATAGTGTTGAGCAATTGTCTATATCAAAACTTTCTTTAGGCGATATAAATATAATACATGATACTATCTTTGTTGATTGTTCGTTTTTTAGCAGCATATTTACCTGTGGTAATTATAAAAACGTTACATTCGTGAACTGTTCTTTTATAGATTGTAGTTTTAACGAATTAAGTGGTAGGGAAGATATTTATTTTTTGGGATGTGAATGTGACAATGATGCTATTAATAAAAAATCTGTCGAGATAAACAGTGAAAATGATCACGATATTACAGATTGTGATATTTACATCTTAGAGAAGTTCTGTCCCAGAGGGAGTGTTAGCTATCATAAGCATCGGCCTATAAAAGGCTTATGTTCTAACAACAATCAATTTCAGTTAAGTGAAATACTCCATTCTTTAGATAAATTGAGGAAAGACGGTCTTTTACTTACGCCAGACAAGCGTTCGTTCCTTGAACTTAACATGGCAAGAATATCAGAGATTAAAGCAATTCTTGGGAGGAATTTCTGATGTATAACGGGAATGAATTGCGAATTATTCAAAGTTTGCAAAAAGATATAGAAGATGAACTTAATCGTATTGGATTACTTTATCGTTTTTTTTCGAGGACAAAATCAGAAAGCTCAATAATTAAGAAATATGAAAAAGAGCCTAATAAATACTCAGAGGATGGTAAAAAAATTCAAGACTTATTTGGGGTTAGGATAATATTATATTTTCCTGATGATTTATTTATTGCTCAAAAAACACTGGAGAAATTATTCGAAATTGAATCTAAAACCGTAGACGAAACCACGGCTAATCTCTTTGCGGCAACTCGATGCAATTACGTCTTTAAGTTACCAGAAGTATTATCAAATGATAGTGTCTTATTAAAGAAATATTCTTATATTGATACTACTTTTGAAGTCCAATTTAGAACTATTTTATCTGAAGGATGGCATGAAGTTGAGCATGATCTACGCTATAAGTGCAAAGAGGATTGGGTTGAGCATAATGACCTTAGTCGCGCGCTGAATGGAATTTACGCCTCTTTGGAAACATCTGATTGGGGAATAATGAAGTTATTTGAGGATTTAGCATATAGAAATTATAAGTCAAGCGCATGGTCCGCTATGCTAAGAAATAAATTAAGATTGAGAATGGACGATAAGCTTGATGAAAAGATAATTTCAATAATTAATGAGAAAGAGCTTGGTAAAAAGTTTTATAGAATTGACAGAGATCGTTTGTTATCGTTAATGTTAGATTATAATATTGATATACCAATTAATCTTAATAATATAATTTACCTTTGTAATTATTTTTTCATAAAATCTACGGAGCTTCAGGATATAGCCCCTGCTTTAATAATGAAAAAGCTTACAGATGCTGATGAAAAATTCAATAAAAATACTATTTTAGCATCTAAATAATAACTATCTCCGGCTATTAAGTAGGCCTTGTATTTTAGGCCTACTTAAAAAGTTTCATTATGTGAAGTGATGATGATAGCAAATCTGATATCTTTATGGTTGGATGCGAGAAAATATTTTTATCCCGACACAACAACTGGTAATGATAGAAAATTTAAACCCAAAAATGCTACAGTAGCCTCAGCTCACAAACGGAGTATAAAGTGGCGGTTACTCTTTAGTGGGAATACTGTAGATAGTTGATAAACTGGGCTGGATTTTCTTTTCTAACCGAAGGGAAGAAAAGCAAGGGGAACCCAAAGAAACAAGCGCAGCGGCTTCGTAGGGTTAGCCCTTGCTTCTTTTATAATTGGCATTATTCATTCAAGAACAATAGGATCTTCGCTTGTACAAGCGAAGCTATAATAAAAAATCAATTAATTATTTTAAAAGTATTAAGCAAGAGCCTATTGACATTCGTAAAATAAAAGTTATTTTTAATGTATGCCATAAATAAAAAGTTTTATGTCATATGTATCCTGCACTATGTGCAGTTAATGTGCCACTTGTCCCATATATGGGAATATTGGAAAGGTTACTTTGTTTTGAAGTAGCCTTTCGTCCTTCAATATTCACGATTACTTATTGCTATTACCAAGTCCAGTCGAATCGAAGAACATCTTTTATCTGAAACGACTCCTAATACCAGGTTGAAGCCACAATATCTCTCGCATAAGTAGACCAAAGAAAAATTATGATATTAACTATGTGATTTTTTTTAGTGTTAAGTTGAATAATTATATACTGGAGAGTTTTCTGTACACTACCAATTGCTGGTTCATCTGTTCTGCCGCTGATGTTTCTGACTAATCTCCCGGTGACACAGAACTGTCCCTCTCTACCAGCCTTTATTCGACTCAATGTCCGGCTGCTGATACGCAGTTATCCCTTCGTATCAATGACTGACTCTTAAACGCAATGCTTTGGTTGCTGGCGTATCTGACAGCTTCTTCGGCGTGAAGGTCGTTGTGTAAGTATACTTCTTGGTTTATTTAGGCTATATAAAACCATGACTATGACTGGCTGTTTTCAGTAAGAGTCTTATCATCCAAAGAATTTATTCTAGAAATTCTTTTTAACTCATTAAGATAATCAACCTCGTTTTCTAAGAACCAATGAAGAACTTTAGAGTTGCCAAGTAATTTATTAATATATGACTGGATTATAACGAATTTCAACATATCTGAACCATACTCGGTTTGAAGTTTTTTCGTTTCTTCCGAAGTTGTTGCCATTTCTTGTTCCAGACGAAGTATGGTTTTTTTTATGTCCTTTTTATAGGGAGTGTTTTTCCCTTTATTTACTATCATCGATGACGGTGTTGCATCCAAGATGCTCATTGCAAATTTTTTACTATAATTATCAAAATTAATCATTGTACCGACTGCTTCAATTTGACGAATTGGCTTCATTTTCCTCAAAACGTCAAATGTAGCCTTAGGTATAGGTTTATCAGAAAGTTTCGCAATTACACTTGGATCTATGCCGTTCATCACATTAGCTTTATCTTTTATGGCATCAACAGATATGCCCAAAGCAGCACTAAGTTTTTCAATTGATACTTTTGCCAGAGACTTAATTATCATTCTATGTTCTTCAACTACATTTATATGATTCACTTGTTTGTTAGGAGTGAAAGCATCATCTATGCTCGAAAGTATACATGGAGCTTTTTCTATATCTAAGTCTTTTAAAGCCTCAACCCTTAAATGGCCATCAAGTATCTTAGTGACATCTTTATCTTTGTCATAGAATACTATTATTGGTTCAATAATACCCAAGCTTTCGATAGAGGTAACTATTTGATGATATTTATGGCTTCGCTTTACGTTTTCTAATAATTCCTTAGATGGAATTAACTTATTAGTTTCCAGGTAAATAAAATTTTTGCCAAAACGTATCTGAATCATTTTGATACCTCTTTGTTTACTGGGTTTAATATCTGAGATGGTAGTTCTGAAAGATTCTCTTGTTCAAGTATATTTTGAAAGCTTTTATTCATCATTATGATGTTAAAAATCTCATTTATTATTAGTAGATTGGTTTTTATAAATTTCGAGTTGTTATAAACAGATTTATGTTCAGCGATACTATTTTCATAAAGCTCAATCAACTCCTCTGCAGTCATCCTTTTTGATGGTTTGTGATAATAAAATCCGGCTGCTTTTGCACCTTTATTCCCAACTGTTCTTTGATTTAGAATGTATTTTATCTTTATAATGTCCCGACTTTTTATTAATTTTTTATCATATGCTTCGGTAAGAATATCTTGTGCTTCCTCAGTTTCACATCTTGCAAATTGCACTGCGAGATACAGAGGCAAATTACCCCGTTCGACTGCTGAGAGAAGTTTATGCTCTCCCTTATCAAGAAGCATATTAATACTGCTCACCCAGTTCGATGAATATCCAGTAATCTCACTTATTTCGGAGTCTGAAAGTCCTCTGATTTTCATGTCTTTAATCACCTGTAATAACTCATTAGAACGTGGTCTTCTCCTTGCAATGTTTTCAACTAAACTCATAACGTAAGCATCTTCTTCTGATACATCTCTTATAATTGCTGGAATAATAGTTTCACCTAATGCAACAAGAGCCTCTATTCTCCCTTGACCACAAATTAAAGCATATTTGAAATCGTCTTCATCAATAGCTCTTACGCTTATAGGCTTGCTTAATCCTCTTTTTTTTATGCTTTCCTTTATTTCTTCATGCACTACCTTATTTCTTGTTCGTGGGTTAAGAAATTTTATTTTTGCAATCTCAATTTGAATTATTGGGAATTCATTTTTTTCAGGCAGCATATAGTTCCCTCACTTTCATGCGAGTAATAATTTGTAGAAATTTATCAAGATTATCAAATCTATAGAGATCTAACCGAATGTTGTTTGTTTCCATCATACACATTTTACTATATTCGTTTTCAATCTTTGGTATGATATAAAAATCAAGAGGTGAAATATTTTGTGAATTCATTCGTATAACAATTGTTATGTCTGCTTTCTGTGAGTTATCAAACCGGACTTTCCATCTAAGTTTACCTGATTTCATATGTATGCATTTAGTAACAAGGACGGAAATTAAAAACTCATCATTGATGTAAAGCATTGGGTAATATTTATACTCGTCTATATGACAGTTACTTTTTAATATTTCGCCCTTAAAATCCTCAATTATCTCTGAGTAAAATGATCTTAGTGCTTCATTTATTTGGAGATAGCTGTAATCATGTTCTGGCTTATAACCAATCAAAGTATATGCTCTTAAAAGACCACCAAATCGGGTTCTATAAACAGAAGATGAAGGGCCTGTATCATCTTCATCAATGATAAAGCCTGATAGTTTTCCATTAGATTCTAATTTTTCTTTTAGCTTTTCTAATAGATCTTCATTAGTCAAATGAATGGATCGGAGCTGAATTATTTCTTGAGCTTTATTATATTTTTTCTTTGAAATAATTGGTTTATATGCCTTGTCACATCTAATCCATTCATGTTTGGGGTTTTTTACAAGCTTACTTTTTAGTTTAGATGAGGTTTTGTTATATATGTTGTTTCCAATATATTTTTCATTTGTCAAAATTTGATGTATTTTTGCACGAGTCCATGATGTTCCATTTTCTGCAGGTATGCTCTGTTCATTTAATCTCTCAGCAATAATGAATTCTGGGACGTTACTATCTATAAAGAGATCATAGATTCTATTTACAATTTTTATTTCATTTTTTGGTCCCGGAATTAATATTACCCTATCTGTTTGAATACTCTTTCTTTTGCGGAAATTCAATATTTCTTTAGCTATGCCATTTTCGTCTACTAAAAGACGTCTCAGCCCATAACCAGCCATACCGCCTTGATGATAACCAAGCTTTATTAAATTTACTTGCCCTATAAATACCTTTTCAGATAGATTCCTGCTGTGATATGCAGCACTTGATCTTTTTATATTCAGTATAACAGAGGACTCTAAAGGGAAATCTTTAGTGGGTATAGGTTCGGAACAATATATAAGATCTACACCATTTCTTTCAAATAGAAAGGAATAATATGCAGCTTCATCACTATTTTGAAAACGACCAAAACGGCTCACATCATAAAATAATACAGCCTGTATATCTATTTTCTTTTGTTCTACATCGCTAAGTAACTGCTGCAAAGAATGCCTGCCTACGATACTGACTCCGCTCTTACCTGCATCATCGTAGGTATAAGCGATTTCCATATTGTTCTTTTCAGCATAATCTTTGATATATTCAGACTGATTATGTAAAGAATATTGCTGATGGTCGGTAGACATCCTCAAGTACTGTGCGACCCTAACTCTATGATTTTTTTCATTTCCGCTAGCCATGCACAAAACCTCATGGATGATTCAATACAATGTAGAGGATAAAATTGATCAAATTTTAACCGAATTCAACTGTTTTATCATTGATTAGAGCGAATTTGGTAGTTCTTCGAGGTGTATGATAATCGAGAAGAGATGTGAATTATTTAGCTGATATGACCGACAGCTTTCGTTATGTGGCCTCAAGGTACCCATTTGTAAATGGCTATGCTTAGTCCACATAGGTTAATGGTGTGATCATTAATTCTTCAAATAAATCAAGATAGTTAACCCATCATGGAAGAGTTATGCGGCAATAACTTTGTATTTTTGAGACGAAACATAGTCACTCCACCATTGCATGAGAACCACACGTTCTGTGAGATACTCTGCACGATTGTAGGCTGCAATTATTTCATCTTTTTTCGAGTGGGCAAGGGCGGCTTCTAAGACATCAGTTCTAAACTTGCCACACTCCTCAGCCGCCGTTCTAGCGATTGATCGCATACCATGAGCTACAAGCTCACCTCCGAAGCCCATACGGATTATAGCCGCATTAGCTGTTTGTTCATGCATGTGATTGAGTGGAGCTTTGATACTGGGAAAAACCCACTCTCTATGCCCGCTGATGGCTTTCATTGAATCCAAGACTCGCAAAGATTCTTTGCTCAGTGGAACTTTGTGAGGCTTCTTCATTTTCATAAACTCCGCCGGGATGTTCCACATGCTGGTTTCTATATCAATATCTGACCATCTTGTGCGAACAGCTTCACCAGGGCGAACCCATGTGAGAAGTTGCCACTCAATCAGTAGCCTTGTTTCTAAACGGATAGAAGCATTGTTTAGAGCAACCAGGAAGCGGGGGAGTTCGGAAGGGGGTAATGCTGGCATATTCTGTTTTTTTGGCTTGCTGAACCGTTGCCCCAGGTTGTCAGCCGGATTGAATTCTATGAGTTCTTCTGTTGCTGCATAGCGGAAAATTTCATTCAGGCGGGATATGACGCGGCGAAGTGTTTCAAGGACACCTCGTTTTTCTATGGGGTCTAAATGCTGTTTAAGCATTTTAGGGCGAATCTCCTTAATGGGGGTATCACCCAACGTTGGAAAGATATTTCTCTCTAGGCTTCGCCAGATGTCGTTAGCATGATCCTGGGAGATGCCTGACGTTTTGACTTTCTCATCAAGCCACTTCTTGGCTACTGCTTGAAATGTATGTTCCGTTGCATCCTTAAGGGCATTGGCTTTGTGGGTGTTATGAACTTGTGGGTCTATACCATTTGCAAGCAACGACAAGTACTCATCACGTAAAGCTCGTGCCTTCGCAAGTGTAAGGTGAGGATAGGTTCCTAAGCTCACCTTAGTTCGCTTTTTGGTCACAGGCACTGCATATCTGAAATACCAATTTTTCTTTCCTCCCTTCGCTAAGGGGGCGATTCGCAGGAGCAAACCATCGCCGTCAAAAAGGTTAACCTCTTTCTCGGCAGGTTTGGTGCTTTTGATTTCAGTGTCAGTGAGCTTCTTAGCGATTTTTGCCATGTTTGGGACCCTCATGTTTTGGACCCTTTGTGTTGGGTCCCAAAAAGGGTGCCATAACGAGTAGATTCTAGCAATTCTCGGTAGACTACTATAGACGTAAAAAAGCCCGCAAGGCTGGTTCCATGCGGGCTTGATAGACTTCACTGAACTTCAATATATCAAAAATTGGTGGAGCTGGCGGGAGTTGAACCCGCGTTCTTTTTACTTTATCTTTATGTTTTATAAGAGTTTTACAGGGCGCTGATACGATGCGTAGCTTTAACGGATCTTTATTGCAGGATATATCCTAAAATGACTAGGCTGTGTCCCTTAATTACGTAACCGTTGATAAAAGAATCGGATGCAGCCAGTTTTAGCATCGCCAGATAATTTCTCGCCGTTTTGTCGTAACGCATAGCAATGCGGCGGTATTCTTTCAGGCGACCAAAACACCGTTCAACGACGTTGTGATTGCGATACGCATCACGATCAATCCGTGCACGTCCATCTGATGCCATTTTTTTCATTTGAGTTTCGGGGGATGATTGCCTTTATGCCTTTATTTTTCAGCTCGTTACGCGAACTAGCTTTCATGAGACTGCCCGGGGCTTAGTACGATATTTAACGGGAGGCCGCTTCCGTCTGTTGCCAGATGGATTTTGGTGCCCAAACCGCCTCGAGAGCGACCCTGCCCATTATCTCCGTCGATATTGGGATGTTTTTTTGAGCCCCGTCGGCGCATTTAAACGCCCGGATATTACTACCATTCAGCGCTGTGGCAGACCAGTCAACAAAGCTGTTCGCATCAAGTAGTGAAAGCAATCTGTTGAAAATGATGTTAATTACGCCTGACTTTGACCAACTGTTAAAGCGGTTATAAACGGTTTACCATGGCCCATATCGTTCGGGTAAATCGCGCCATGGTGTGCCGGAACACAACACCAGAACATGCCATTGATGATTTTACGATGCTCTGCCCATGAGATACCTGCCCGTCGTGTGACAGGTTCTGGGGCAACAAGGGGGTGATGATGGTCTATACTTCATCGGGGAGGTCGTAGCGAGCCATGATTCAATATGTTGTGGAAACAGGCCGTTACTATAGATCAAGCTATTACGGGACACAGCCTTAAGTTATTTTATCGATTGACGATATATTTTAAAGAGAATGGTGATTTTATTATCAATAAAAACAATAAATTAAACGTTACTGCTTTTTTAACGGTTAAGCAACATCTCTTGAAAAATAAGTTTATAGTCATTATTATACGCCAACTTAGCTGGCCCTTGGATGGGTTATTCTGCAAAATTAGAAGAATAAGATGAACCAGTGCACACAGTGGTTGGGGTATCATGGCACCAGTGTTTTATGTGCTAATTCAATCATTAATACAAATTTTAATGTCAGTAGACAAGAAAATGATTGGCTTGGTACCGGAGCCTATTTTTTCATTGAGTCGCCGGGATTGTTGGCCCCAGAAGAAAAAGCGGCTCAATGGGCTAACATTAGGGCTAGTAATGCGAGACCTAACTATACTAATCTAGCAGTGTTAGAAGCTACCATTGAAGTTGAGCAGTATCTTGACTTAGACAATGATGAGCACATAGCCGCTCTCAACAAAGTGAGAGAGGTTTACATGGAAATCATGAAGTCTGAGGGTAAGAAACCAACTGGTAACAGATTGTTTGACAAATGCTGTTTTTGTAACTATGTAATGCATGAGCATGGTATTGACGCCCTGATACGTAAAGAGTATATCAAAACTACAAGAGAGGAGCTTGATTATGGTTTTGAAGGGGGAGTTCCTAACTGCAGAGTCTTATGCGTTAAAGACCCTAAAGCGAGTGTTAAGTCCATACGATTCGCGGTCGAGAGAAGGAGAGTACGATGAACATCAATTTATGGCTCGAAAAGACCTTGGACTCTATAAGGTCAACTGATCCGAAAGCTCTCATGGTGAGGATGGAGCGGTATGGATTGATTGAAGATGATGTTAATAAAAATAAGGAAATGTCTCATTCTGGTTATGAATATACAGTTTGTGAGGATCTTCCTAGAGAGGTTCCTTTTGCGTCCTATTTTTTCATTGATAACGCTTCGTATCATGAAGAATCTATAAATGCTTTATCCGTGCAGTTGACTTTCACAACAGCGCCGCGTGAAGCGGCGTTTTCATTGGCTTCACGTCCAGTGTTTTATACATCAGAGATTGCTTGTGGAAATTCTCTGGATCATATTGCCCAGGCTGCTTAATATGAAATTTCAATTAAATAAGAATCAAATAGAAAAGTTAAGTATTGAACATTTTATAAATGAATCATCTATTAAAAACAGTTTTTCATTTTCACATACATGCAAGTATGATGAAGAAAAGAATAATGAGTTTATCATTTCTTTTAAATTTGAACTTACATCTGACAATGGTTTTAAACTTATTTTTACGCATAATTTCTTTTTTGAATGCGATGAACCAATTACAGAAGAGTTTTTACAGTCACATTACACATCAGTGAACGCTCCTGCTATTGCCTATCCTTATGTAAGAGCATTTGTGGCAACATTACTTTTAAACGCAGGCTTAGAGTCTGTTTTATTGCCTGCTGTTAATTTTGTTGAGCATGCTAAATCGCAAGATAAATGATTAAAATGAGAGCAAATAAATTGCTCTCATTTATACATGATATCATTTATGGTATTTTCGTTATCGTACTCTTTTAAATATCTTCCATAATGCCTAAATAGCATTTCTGGTCCTTTATGTCCCATTTGTCCAGCAAGCCAAAATAGGTTCGCCCCTTGACTGATATGGCGAGTAGCGAATGTGTGTCTCGTTTGATATGGATTACGGTATCTGATTCCTGCTTTTCTCAATATTGGCACCCATGCTTTTTTCCTAATTGCATCAGCACTTGCCCAGGGTTTATTGGTCTTTGGATCTTCAAAGACAGTAGCATTCTTTATGAATGTAAATGGCTTCTGGTTTATCAACGCCAACATTGCTTCTTCAGTCAGTTCAACTTTACGGGTACCGGCTTTTGTCTTTGTTCCTTTGATAACTCCGACAACACTTGCGCTCTGAACATGGGCTGTTTTTCCAACAAAGTCGATATCATGCCATCGTAGGGCACATAATTCAGAACTACGCAGGCCTGTATGTATGGCGAACCGGAACAGATTTTCCCATTGTTTGTTTCCGGCTGCTGCTAGTAATGCATCAACTTCTGCTGGTGATAGCGGATCAACTAAGTAGCTGCTTTCTGCTTCTGACTTATCACTTTGGTAGCGCGAAGCTGTTACTAACGATACGGGGTTAATTTGAAGTACCCCATCGGTCACGGCTTCATCAAGTGCTGACCGCAGGAAAGATAACTGGTTGCGAATGGTTTTTAAGGTCGTTTTCTGGCTTTGAATCCACGCTTTCAGGGTTGCTGGTGTTAATTCACTTGCAGGGCAAATGTGAAGTGAGGCTAACGCACTACGGCATTTTTTATAACCACCGATCGTGGATGGTGAAAGTTTCCTCGTTTCGCAGATTTCAAGATATTCGTCTAGGTACATTTTTACCGTTTTGCCAGCGGCAGCATTACCAAAAATTTTCAAACGAGCAGAACGGGGAAAATATTCTGCATAAATGAATGTTCCCCTTTCGATCTTATTATGGATTTCGCCGAGTGTACGCTCGGCGTATTTAATGTTCTTTGGTGTTACTTCCAGATTGGAAAGCGGCTCACGACATCTAACTCCTTTGTAGGTGAAAGTTATATTGATCGTTTCTCCTTGGCGGTGTTTCCTGATTGTTACGCCGCGCGGTAGTTTGAGCAGTTTTGTCTGGCCCATTTTGCAACCTCACTAAGATCAATCCACCTCTCCTTAACGCCTTCAACCTTTAAAACCTGAACACCTTCACGCCAAACACCGCGCTGTACACGTTTGTTTATTGCTTCAGGAGTTTCGCCAGTTTCTTTGCAATAAGTTGAGATAGGAACACAATCGAGGTTCAGCATATGTTTCTCCACTTAGCCCGCTGCACACGGGCAGTAATATCAAATTTCAGTCCTGATAATTAATTTTGTTCTCTGGTTGCTACCTGTTTAATTGGCCTGATGCTGTCCAGGAGCAGTCGGCGGCGCGTATTTTCTGCAAAGTGGCGGCGTCCGGTTTCTTTGTGGTAAAACTCGTTTTTTCCGACGACCCACATCCGCTTTGTCTGGTGCAGTTTTTTTACCTGCGGACCGTTTCGGGTAATAACAATTCCTGTATGAGTTTTTATCACGCTCATTTCTTATTCTCCGGTGCTTTCGGCATTACTGCCCAGTGAGTGATATTGACGTTTTCAAGGTCCCCGACCTGAAATGTCCACTGCCATTCTCCGGTTTCTTTTTGTCCCCAGGTGTACCAGAGAGAACGCCAGCCAATTAGCCAGCCTTCTCCGTTAGCATCAAATAACAGAACACTTTCATTTGCAGGTGGCAGTTCAGCTGACACTGGTATTATTTTGTTTTCCAGTGCCGCACATTTAGCTTCAAGCGCGTCGAATTTACGTACCAGGTACTCAGCATTTGTTTCGTTCACTTTCAGATCTCGCGGTACACATTTCCCGCGAAGAAACCCTTCCATTTCGAAAACATTCATGCGCATTTGCGTAACTCCGATAACTCGTTAAAACGTTCCATAAACATCCCATAGGCATGGCCCGGTGCCAGTGGAATAACTTTGAACATATCTGTTGCCGGGATACCTTCCAGTACAGGCCAGAAAGAGCCATCATCAAGCCCGAGATCGCGGCGTTCAGTTGCCAGCATGATGAGATCGGCATATTTCACGGGCGTGCTCATAACCGGGGGTAACCCGTATTTCTCACGGATTACGGCGTCTATTTTTTCTTCCATCCGTTTATAGTCAGGAAGAAGGCGTTTCAGTGGAGCGGGAATATCCTGGCAATACGCTTCTGTTGCATCATGCATTAACGCTTCAAAAGCAAATTCCTGCGGTACCAGTTGGCTGCAAAGCACCGCATGTTGGGCGACGCTGTAGAAGTGTGAAAGATGTCCTGCAAAGCGACAGATATTTGAAAGGGAAACCGCGATATCGTTAATAACGATGTCGTCTTTATTTATCTTGTCATAATAAAAATGCTTCCCGGAAAAAGTTTTAATAAATGACATTTTGTTCTCCACGTATATGCGCTGCACCGCGCTGAATTCTGGTAAAAGGAAGCCCTCACCATCCGGCGATTATTGAGTAAATTATGTTTCCATAAATGCCCCCGCAGGGGCATTTGCAGTAATGAAATCAGGCGGTGAAAGTACCAATAAAGGTTTCTACTTTGCTGTCTTTAAATTTCTCAACAAGCAGATCACGAAATTCGTTAGCCATTTCTTCCTGCACCGCTTCCAGCTGAATAATGCGCAGAACCAGTACAGGACGATCGCCAGTGATAATGCTGAGGCGTAATTTAAACGGACGTTCTTTCAGGCCTTCAAACGGAACGCATTTAAATTCAAATGCCACTGGCATAATGTCTTTGGTCTTCGCTTCGACAGACTCCATCAGGGAGCGTTTGCCGCTGAAGTCATTGTCTTCAAAATCAGCGGTCTGGTTCGCTTCAATTGTGATTTTACGGATCGCCGCAGCCGCTTTGGTTGCCTGAATGGCGTCACCATTAGCATCAAAGCCCACAAGGTAGTCGGCCCAGTCTTCAATCCATTCTGCCAGTGACTTTTGGGAGTTACGCTCGCCATTAACAGACAACAGAGCAGAGAACGGTGCTGTCTTTTTCAGTTTGAGAGTGGCGGTGTTATCTGCGTGACCTGGTTCATCAATAGTACCCAGGTTAAGCACACTGACGGCACGCATATTATCGGCATCGATAAAGCAGCGGGTGCCTTCATCTGCAAGATCTTTAGAATAACGGGTAAAGTCATCGATGCTGGCAGTGGAAAGCGCACCACGGAAACGGAAGCGATTTAAATTAAATTTTTCCAGATCATGAATGCGGAAATTCTCAGGCAATGCCACAGCATCGGCACCAATCTTACTGATAATTTCATTAACACCCTGAGCAGAAATAAGGGCATGGATTTGATTAATTGCGGTTGCGTCTAAGTTCTGAGACATAATAAGTCCTCACTATATAAAGATATTCAGTGATGAGATAAATAATCAGTTAATTAAGAACGATATTAATGACCTGCTGCGCGTAGTTTTCCGTCAGGTTCACCGGCAAGAGTCAGTAATTGTCCCTGGTCTTCCTGCAGAATAGTCAGGCGACCACCGCGATTGACATACATCGGTGTTTCGGTGGTGTCTTCTTCGGAAATTTTCCCGCGGTTAGTCGGGCGAACATATGAGAGTTTGTGTTTGATTTTCACACGGTTCTCATCAAATGGTTCGATTTCCAGGTTGAGCGAGACCTTACCTTTGGTTTTCGTGTTCATCACACCGGAAGCGACTTCACTGAGAACTGCGCCGATTTTGGTTTCAAATACGCCGCCGTCCAGCTCCCCGATAAATGCCTGCACATCAGTACTGCGTTCGCTAGCCATTTTGCTGCTCCTCATCATATCGACCCTGCAAGGTCGGTTAGTTTCTCCACAAAACAGAGAAGAACACCTGCGGTGGCAGCCGCCCGGATGGATTGGGTTATGAGCCCGTCGTCCGGTGATGCTCTTCTCTGTTTTGTAAAAAGAGCGGTACCAGCCGGAAGCAAGTGTACAAACTGGTACCGCCAAAGCAGTGGCTGTTGTGGTGACCGGTGCTGATCTCCGGCTTGCGGTTATTTCAGACTCTCACGGGCGTTTAATTGCCCCGCCGAACAGCTCTTTTCCGCAATAGCTGCAATGTCTTTCGCGCATCAGCCTGCGCATTCACCACAACGCTGAGAGCACTTAGCCAGTTACGGCACCACACTTTGTCGCGGTTCCATAAATGCCCTCATCGTTGCACCCTGGTCTCTTCCCAGGCGTCAAACCGAATCGCCACGCTGGTTAGGCGTCTTATCAGCATCATCATTGACTTGCACATTCCGGCTACCTGGTTTGTTTGCCCGAGCAAGGAGTGGATTGTCCCCTTTAACGTCACCAGACCGCTAACGACGCATGTGCCATACGCCGTGTTACAACCAAATTTTGTTTTAATCTTGCCTGTAACATGTTTCTTTTAGATACATTATGTATCTCAAGGGTACATTGTCAAGTATAAAAAAACCTGCCGAAGCAGGTTATAAATATTGATTAGGCCTTTATTTTGTATCTTCTTGGTTTTCCTGAGAAAATTACTGTACCAATTATAGAGCAATTACCGTTGATCTTAATGTAAGGTTCAGGCCAGTTTGGGTTTAATGCTTTGAGGTAACGCTGTGTTCCATCTTCTATCAACCGCTTAAAGGTGGTTTCGCCTGTATCGTGCATCAATGCAATAACGTCGTCACCGTGGCAGGCAGGGACTTCAGGATCTACAAAAATCATGTCTCCCGGGCGGTACTCATCAATCATTGAATCACCAATCACCCGCAAGATATAAGTCATTTCGCCACAGGGTACAGGGCAGGGATAAGTTTCTGCTGTGCTCAAATCAACCTCAGAATAGCCAACTTCTTTCCATGCTCCGGCCTGTACCCATGATATGACAGGGACTAACGTTATTTGTTTGTTAGTGATTGAAACATCAGGTTTTTTTGTGATGTTCGTGGTCTGGTGTTCTTGATCAAGCCATCCGACAGGCAGGTCGAAACATTTTTCAATGTGCCTTGCCATGCTGTCACCGATATTTTTAGTAGCACCATCTCCCATAAACCTGCTGGTCTGGGTTGGCTCGCGATCAATCATGGTGGCAAAGGAAGAATTCCCGCCAACACCATCTCTCAGTTTTCTGGCGTTAGACCGCCGGATGTCATGGACTGTTTTCATAAAGAAATTAAAACCTTTGTACCGATAAGGTACAAGTATCTTGAAGGTTCATCTTAATCATGTAATATGTATATCGGAGGTACATATTGTATGAAAGCGTATTGGGACTCTTTAACCAAAGAACAGCAGGGCGAGTTGGCCGGAAAAGTTGGCTCAACACCAGGCTACTTACGGCTGGTTTTCAATGGTTATAAAAAAGCCAGTTTTGTGCTGGCTAAAAAACTTGAGCAATGCACGTCAGGTGCAATTACGAAATCTGACTTAAGACCGGATATCTATCCGAAAGATTAACAGAACACCTTCAATTTTTAACCACAGAACGATGAGGCTAACCGTGGGTAAGCATCACTGGAAAGTAGAAAAACAGCCTGAGTGGTACCTGAAAGCTGTCAGAAAAACTATCGCGGCGTTGCCGGGGGGTTACGCTGAAGCTGCTGAGTGGCTGGATGTAACAGAGAACGCTTTATTCAACCGCCTTCGTGCAGATGGCGATCAGATTTTCCCGCTGGGATGGGCAATGATTTTACAGCGCGCGGCTGGCACTCACTACATTGCGGATGCTGTCGCACAGTCTGCTGGTGGGGTGTTTGTATCGCTTCCTGAAATTGAGGAAGTAGAGAACGCCGATATAAACCAGCGCCTGCTGGAAGTCATCGAACAGATCGGGAGTTACTCAAAGCAGATTCGTTCGGCAATCGAAGATGGGGTAGTGGAGCCACACGAGCAGACAGCAATTAATGATGAGTTGTATCTGTCAATTTCGAAGCTCCAGGAGCATGCAGCACTGGTCTACAAAATCTTTTGCGCTCCAGAAAAGAGTGACGCCCGCGAGTGTGCAGCTCCGGGCGTCGTGGCGTTTTGTGTCTGTGGAGAAACTAACGCATGAACAGTTTAACGGCAAATAACCGTTTGTCGCAACAGCTGGTGGTCAGCGTCGCTGAACACCTGTTGTTACGGCATGAATGCAGATTACCAAATCACCTGGCTGTAAGTAACCACAGAGAACTTTATCTGACTGTGGGGGGCGAGTTGTGCAGGAACTTAACCGCTGGTTTCGTGACGGAAGAGGGCTTTATGTCCATGTTATTCGTTGGGAGCCAGAAACACAGCGCGTTATCTATCTTCGCAAAGACTACCCGCATGAGTGCTTTAGTCCTTTGTGGAAATTCAGGCGTGATTTTGTTGAGTGTGAAGGACCACCAGCACATTGATTCTGCCATTCCGGGACGTTACACTGTTCAGGCACCTTATAAAGCGGGTGCCGGGATTGGCGTCCTGGAATTGCATACGGCGACAATTGGCGCGTTAGCGTCTTTTTTGTTGCTACAACTCAGCTATACCCAAATTATGGTGGGCTGGGTGGGGGCACCGAAAGGTGCGCCGGTTTCCGTATGCGCCGGTTACGCCAACCCTGCTCAGTTCACCACCAGCGAAATTGGCGTTTCCGGTGGTGGAAGTTATCCATTGCATACGGAGGCTGCCATCATGGCTACTGTCCCAGCCCTCTCTCGTCTGAATGATGACGACTTACATAAACTCAGTTATGTAACAACTGCACTACGTGCTCTGCGCAAGGTAACTCTTTCGGATCCGCAGGCGCATCAGGTTCTGGTAGAAACCCTTCTTAACTTGCAGGCTGAACGTATTCGTCTGGCGGATAAGGCTAATTTTCATATTCACCGTCTCCTGAATATCAGCGGAGGGCATCGTCATGCTTAATCCGGTGATTCTCAATATTTGCCGTTTGATTCAGCGTAAAAAAACATCAATTCCTACAGTTGGGCAGTGGTACACCACGCCTGCAGGGCATGTTCTACGTGTTAGCCTGGTTGACCGTGAATGTCAGAAGGTGATTTGTGAACCGCTGGGCCGTAATTACCGCGTCAGTATGCCGCTTATAGCCTTTCGCTCCGGAAAAAACATGAAGCATCTCGGAGGTGCAGCATGAGTATGGAGCTGATGGTTAAAGCGATGAAAATTCGAGTGGGTAATCCATTGCGAAAACTGGTTCTGATCAAGCTGGCTGATAATGCCAGCGATCAGGGTGAGTGCTGGCCCAGCTACCAACATATTGCTGACCAGTGCGAGATTAGCAAACGTTCTGTGATGAATCATATTGCGGCCCTTTGTGAGTCCGGGCTGGTAAAAAAAGTCACCCGGAAAGGTGAAAAAGGTAACTCAAGTAATATCTATCTCCTTCATCTTGATGGTGCAGGAGATTCACTAGGGGGTAGTGCAAATAATTCACTATCTGGTGCAGCAAATTCACCAGGTAGTGCAGGAGTTGCACCAGGGGGTAGTGCAGGAGATTCACCCAGAACCAGTCACTCTTTTGAACCAGTCAAAGAACCAGTCAATGAACCAATAGCTGTTGGTGCATCTGCTGATGAGTCTGTGCGAGTTCGTTCAAACCGACCGGAATACTCTCCGGAGTTTGAGCAGGCATGGCTGGCCTATCCCAAACGTGCTGGTGGCAATTCAAAATCTGCAGCCTTCAAAGCCTGGAAAGCCCGTTTGAATGAGGGGGTAAACCCCGAAACCATGCTGGAAGGTGTGAAACGCTACGCGGGCTGGGTATCTGCGATGGGTAACAGCGGCACACAATTTGTGAAACAGGCTGTCACGTTCTTTGGTCCGGATCGTCATTTCGAAGAATCCTGGGAAGTTCCAGCAGTATCTGCAGCCAGACGCGAGGACCCGTACTTCAAAGCCAGTTACGACAACGTGGACTACAGCCAGATCCCGGCAGGATTCAGGGGGTGATTATGAGTCTTTTGAATGAAGTTCAGAAATTCATTGAAGCCCATGCGTTACATCATGAAGCATGCCAGTGCCATGCGTGATAAAGGCGGGCGCTATGTTTTCCTGATCAAAGCTGCCACCAGCGAAGTGTGGTGGCCGGAAGATGCAGATCATATTGCTTTTATTCGCGGGCGTATTGGTTTTGAACTGCCTGCCTGGTTTATCCCGAAGGATGAGAAGCAGGTGCCGACAGGCGCTTTCTTCGCTGGTGCTATTGCTGTTTTCGACAAGACCTGGAAGGGACCGGCAATCAGCTACATCGGGCGCGATGAACTTGAGGCATGTGGTGAGGCGTTTCTGGCGCAGGTTCGCCAGCAGGCGGAAAAACTGGTCAGGGAGATGGCGGCATGACGACATTAACTCAATGCCAGCAGCAGGTGCTGGATATGCTGATTTCTTATCAGAAAGAACGTGGCTTCCCGCCAACTAATCAGGAGGTGGCAACCATGCTGGGATACCGTTCGGTGAATGCAGCGGTGGAGCATCTTCGCGCACTGGAGAAAAAAGGCGTCATCACGATAAAGCGTGGCGTGGCCCGGGGGATAACGCTTCATACCGCGGTGAAGGACGACGACAGCGAGGCTGTCGGGATTATCCGCTCACTGCTTGCCGATGAGGAAAACGCAAGGCTGCGTGCAACCCACTGGTTACATGAGAGAGGCCTGAAAGCATGAAGCTGATCCTGCCTTTTCCGCCCAGCGTGAACACGTACTGGCGACACCCCAACAAAGGGGCGTTTGCTGGTAAGAGCCTGATAAGCGCGGCGGGGCGAAAATTCCAGAGCGCGGCGTGTGCAGCAATAGTTGAGCAGTTACGTCGTCTGCCAAAACCAACGTCGGCACCTGCTTCAGTGGAGATCGTGTTGTTTCCTCCGGATAACCGGATCCGCGATCTGGACAACTATAACAAGGCGCTGTTTGACGCCCTGACCCACGCGGGTGTGTGGGAAGACGACAGTCAGGTGAAAAGAATGCTGGTGGAGTGGGGACCGGTTATCCCGGAAGGGAAGGTCGAGATCACTATCAGTAAGTACGAGAAAACGGCGGGTGCAGCCGCCTGATTAAGAGGAGAAACGAAGTATGAATAATCTGATGGTCATTGATGGTATTGAAGTTCGTCGTGATGCTTATGGACGTTACAGCCTGAACGATCTGCATCGCGCAGCAGTAGCATCTGGTGCAAATGCCAGAACCAAGGAGCCGGGAAAGTTTCTTTCCAGCCAACAGATTACTGAGCTGGTTCAGGAATTGATCGATACCCAAAATCTGGGTATCGGTTCATTCAATGAAACTACCCAAAATTTGGGTAGTAAACCTGTCAGTAAAATAGAAGGGCGGAATGGCGGAACATATGTCTGTAAGGAACTGGTGTATGCCTATGCAATGTGGATCAGCCCGTCATTCCATCTGAAGGTGATCCGCACTTTCGACATGGTAACCAGCGCACCGGAAAAATTATCCGGGCAGGCTGCTGACAAGATGCAGGCTGGCGTGATTCTGCTGGACTTTATGCGCCGGGAGTTAAATCTGTCTAACTCATCAGTGCTTGGTGCCTGTCAGAAACTTCAGGAGGCTGTTGGCTTACCGAATCTGGCACCGCGCTATGCCATTGATGCTCCTGCTGATGCACACGATGGCTCAAGTCGCCCGACACTGTCACTGAGTGCACTGCTGAAACAGTATGGTATACGCCTGACGGCTAATCAGGCATATCACCAGATGGTGAAACTGGGGATCGTCGAGCAGCGCGAACGATACAGTCGTACCGCGATTAACAACATCAAAAAATTCTGGTCGCTGACAGCGAAAGGTTGCATGTTCGGCAAGAACATCACCAGTCCCGCAAATCCGCGCGAGACGCAGCCGCATTTCTTCGAATCCCGATTCCCTGAGCTGTTAAAGCTGCTCGATACCGTTCATTGAGGTGACCGTGAGAGCACTACTGACCCCTGAAATAGCCCCGCGTATGGGGATCGTATTGTTCAGGCCAGGTTCAGAGCTGATGCCCCTGTTTATGCAGGGGCGTGTCCTGCTGGAGCCTGAGCCGGAGCGTTATTCATCTTTCGCCAGTGGTGCCGTTCCGGCGGCATCACAACCGCTGGCGGATGATCCTGCCGTTCGGGCCGTGTTCCGCAATGAGGCAGTGATCCGTCGTGCTGGTGGCGTGGAATGTCTTGAAAGCTGGTTACTTCGTGAAAAAGGCTGCCAGTGGCCTCATTCCGACTGGCACAGCGAGAACATGACCACAATGCGACACGCTCCGGGTGCAATCCGTCTGTGCTGGCACTGCGATAACCAGCTGCGCGATCAGTTCACGGAACGGCTGGAATCAATGGCAACGGATAACTGTGCCCGCTGGGTGTTGTCTGTTGTGCGTCGGGATCTCGGTTTTGATGACAGTCACGTTGTGACAATGCCGGAACTGTGCTGGTGGCTGATTCGTAATGACCTGGCGGATGCCTTACCGGAAAGTGCAGCCCGTAAGGCACTGAGATTACCGAAGCCTGTTGTGCCGTCTGCTACCCGGGAAAGTGACCTTGTGCCTTCGGTTCCTGCCACCAGCATCATCCAGGATAAGGCGAAAAAGGTGCTGGCGCTGAAAGTGGATCCGGAGTCGCCGGAGTCTTTTATGTTACGCCCAAAACGTCGCCGCTGGGTTAATGAAAAGTACACGCGCTGGGTTAAGACACAGCCGTGTGCATGTTGTGGAAAGCCCTCTGATGATCCCCACCACCTGATAGGTCACGGTCAGGGTGGAATGGGAACAAAAGCGCATGACCTTTTTGTGTTGCCTTTGTGCAGAAAGCATCACGACGAGCTGCATGCGGATACCGTGGCATTTGAAGAGAAGTATGGCTCTCAGCTGGAGCTGATATTTCGTTTTATCGATCGTGCGCTGGCAACTGGCGTACTGGGCTGATGTTGTGGAGAAAGTTGATGCGTGACATGTATGAAGTTTTGGACCGCTGGGGAGCATGGGCTGCAGCAGATAACAGTAGTGTGGACTGGCAGCCGATAGCAGCAGGCTTCAAGGGGCTTTTACCTCATGGTAAAAAAACACGTCTCCAGTGTGATGATGATGAAGGGATCATGATAGACGGTTGTGTCGCACGGTTACGTAAATATAAACAAGAAGAATATGAGCTAATAATTGCCCACTTTGTTATTGGTATTTCATTACGCGCCATTGCGAAGAAGCGTAAGTGTTCTGATGGGACAATTAGAAAAGATATGCAAACAGCATTAGGTTTTGTTAGTGGTGTGCTATCAATGCTATGATTATAAGAGGCCTTAGGGCCTCTTTACTAAATTACTTGGATGATGAAAGAAACAATCAATGTTGCTAAACCACCAATAGCAGATACTTTAAATTCCGAACCACGAAATACCATCTTCCCATTGACCTTTATATTATTTGCAATGAATGGTGATATTCCAACGGCCGCACTCATGAAATATAAAGAAGAAATCATTTTCTTTTGAAACTCATTCAAGTCTGGCATTAACAGTGTAATTGATAAAAAAATACAAAAACTTAAAAATCCAATAATAGCAGTGACAATTAATTTCCAATTCATTGGGGTACCTATAGTAAATCCATCGATTGGCAATTTTCGAGACTCAAATTCCGCAATAATAGCGGTGTAAATATCTTTTGATGAGTACTTTTTAATGATTCTTTGGATGTTTGATAGACCATCTTTGCTATACAATACAATATTGTCTGGATCAATTTTTAGGTGTTTAATGTTTGCCACCATCATGTCGTAGTATTCTAAATAAGTTTCCAGAACTGCTCGACAGTCTCCAGCTAACGAAATGGCGAATGTCTTATTGTCATCCAGTTTACATAAATCTACTTTTTGAACTAACTTAACAGCGGTATTAAAATATTTTGAAGCATGCTGCTGAACTTCATGTAGGTCAGCAAGGTTTGATATACCGCCATTACGCACGTATGGCTGAATACCACGTAAAAATCTTTCCTTTGCAGAAGTCAGCTCCGACGTTACTTCGTCGGGGCTGATCTGAAACACATCATTATTCATTTTTGTTTTGGTGCCAGCATTCTTAATGCAGTGTTAAGATCAGAGTTGTCCACACTTTCAGTGATTAAGAATTGGGTATTGGGAACATGACGGCTGATAATGCCTTGGAGCATGCTACGACTTATAACTTTACCACTTTGAAGCGCGGAGTTAATGTCATTTTGTATCAAAGTGATTTCACGCTCGGTACAGGGGAAACCCCACCGAGTAACATTTGCATATTCACCAATTTTTTTCTTAAATTCTAGGTAGTTACTCATTGCAGTTCTCCTTGTTTGTAACCACGTTAATCATATCAAAAAGCAAAATAATAAAAAACTAACGCGTACGCAAAAAGTATTGTATCGTGTTAAGAGTGGTTACTTCGCCACGCAGCTTAAACCCGTCGATGAGCGGGTTTTGTCGTCTCTGGCCCGGCTGTTAGTTGGGCTTGGCCTATCCCGCAGTTATCCATTTGCTCGGCTTCTTTGACGTTTCCGCTTCTGATTTGCGGTTCCTGATATTCCCTCAATTTGCACCTGCTGTATCAGCAAGGTGAGAGATAACTATAAATGCCTCATAACCCAAATACCTGGCTGGAGTTGCTCCAGAGCTGGTGGCGTGGAGACACACCGCTGGGCGCAGTGATTATGTCGATCGTTATGGCTGGTTTGCGCATCGCCTATTTTGGCGGTGGTGGTGGCTGGAAGCGAAAAACGCTCGAGATTTTGCTATGTGGCGCTCTGACGCTGACCTTTGCATCCGCTCTTGAGTATGTCGGATGGCCTAAATCGCTTTCTGTTGCCATTGGTGGTGGCGTGGGGCTGATCGGTGTCGATGCTATTCGTGGGGCTGCAATGCGAGTAATCGGTAACAAATTTGGTAGCTCGAAGGAGTAATTTATGCAGGCACTAAATTCCCAGCGTAAAGCTTTCCTGGATATGGTGGCATGGTCAGAAGGAACGGATAACGGGCGACAGCCGACACGTAACCACGGTTATGATGTTATTGTTGGTGGCGAACTGTTCACTGATTACTCCGATCACCCTCGCAAACTTGTCACGCTAAACCCCAAACTCAAATCAACAGCTGCCGGACGTTACCAGCTTCTTTCACGCTGGTGGGATGCTTACCGTAAACAGCTTGGCCTGAAAGATTTTTCTCCAGAAAGCCAGGACGCTGTAGCTCTGCAGCAGATTAAAGAGCGTGGTGCTTTACCGATGATTGACCGCGGCAGTATTCGTCAGGCAATCGACCGTTGCAGCAATATCTGGGCGTCGTTACCTGGTGCAGGTTACGGTCAGTATGAACATAAAATCGGTGACCTGATTGCCCGATTTAAAAAAGCTGGTGGGGTAGTAAATGAAGCTGAGATATAAGCTGGTTATTGTTGCCTTCGTTGTTAGCGTCATTGGTTCCTTCATCTGGTCTGCTGGGCATTACTACAGCAAATATCAGCACGAAAAGGAGCGTGCTGATGAGGCTGTACGAAATGCTGAATCAGCAACTGCCATTACCCGTAACGTTCTGCAATCACTGCAAATCATCAATACAGTTATAGAGGCTAACCAGCATGCAAAACAGCAGATCGCACTGGAGTCACAGAGAACCCAGGAAGATATCAAAGTGGCTGTTGCGGATGATGATTGTGCTTCACGTCATGTGCCTGCTGCCGCTGCTGACCGGTTGCGGAAGTACGCGAACAGTTTACGTACCGATTCCGGCGGTAATCAAGTAGGGTTATTGAGTGGTAAAGTTTGTGCTGAATGTAGGAGAGAATATGAAGAAAATGTTTATATTGTTGTTGGCTGCAGGACTGCCATTAAACTCCTTTGCGAAGCCAGTAACGGAAAAGCAGCTTGCTACATACTTTATAGATAACGTTAAAACTTCAGCAGATAAGAATATAGATCTAGATGTAGGGGGAATAAATAGACTGTCTGTAATATGCCCAGCAAAGTCGGCAAGTGGAACTCTTTTAATAAAAAAAGCATCCTACGAGTTTAATAAAGGCATTGGTGTTTTTGATTTTGAAAATAACTCACAATCTGCACCATTGGCTTTTATTGTACCAATTAGTGAGGATGAAAATAACTTTGACTCGGAAATTATTGGTTTCTCTTTTGCATTTAAAATGCCAAGAGGGCAATTCTTTGTTGATGTTACGAAATCAGGGAAGGTAAAGGCTGGCGTAAATATTAGTGGTGAAAGCGGAATTACTTATTCATCATGTAGAATAGATACTCATAATGTTGATTATGATCTTTAATTTTATTACCTAATAAAAAACCGCGTTTACACGCGGTTTTTATTTGAGGTGACGCCATGGATTTTTCTCATATTTCTTCGTACCTATCCTCTGATTCTCGAAGTGGCTGGCGTGAAAAGCTACTTGAAGCATCATTTCGAGGTGTGCCGTTTAAGGTTGAAGAAGAAAGTGCGGGAACCGGTCGCCGTGTGGAAACACATGAATACCCGAACCGCGACAAGCCATATACCGAAGATCTGGGAAAAGTCACTTTCCGCCCGTCCATCACAGCTTATGTGGTGGGCGATGACTGCTTTGACCAGCGCGATCGCCTGATTGACGCGCTGAATAAACCTGGTCCCGGCACGCTTGTCCATCCGACATACGGTGAGATGAAAGTCTGTGTTGACGGGGAAGTTCGGGTCAGCACATCGAAAAGTGAAGGGCGTATTGTCCGCTTTGACCTGAAGTTTGTCGAAGCAGGAGAACTCTCTTACCCCACATCAGGTGCGGCGACGGCGCAGACGCTGATGTCATCCTGTTCTGCACTGGATGACTGCATCAGTGACAGCTTCAGCGGTTTCAGTATCGATGGTGTGGCGGATTTCGTGCAGAACGACGTTATCGGTAATGCCAGCATAATGCTGGGGTATGTTTCTGATGCGATGAAAGTGGTGGATTCTGCCGTATCGGATGCCGCCAGGCTGTTGCAGGGGGATATCTCGGTACTTCTGCCGCCGCCATCGTCAGGCAAAAATTTCGTTGAGCAGGTGCAGAAAATGTGGCGTACCGGGAAACGCCTTTATGGTAACGCCAGCGACCTGGTCATCATGATCAAAACGCTTTCCGGTGTCAGCCTCGGCAGCGATCTGCAACCGCGCGGCGTCTGGAAAACGGACAGTAAAACCACCGCCACGGCGACGCAGCAGCGTAACGTGGTTGCCAGCACACTTCGTACGACCGCAATCAGCGAAGCGGCGTATGCCGTCACCCGATTGCCTGCGCCAACAACTTCCGCGGTGATGCAGAATTCCGCAGTGGGGCAGGCAACAACACCCGCGCAGAGCACTGGCTGGCCTTCCGTCACGCATCCGGCACTGAACAATGCACCGGCGGTGAAAAACACGGTTGACCTGCCGACGTGGGAAGAACTGACTGACATTCGCGACACACTGAATACGGCAATTGATAAGGAGTTGTCCCGTACAACCAGCGATGCGCTGTTTCTGGCGCTGCGCCGGGTGAAAGAAGATCTGAATGCGGATATCAACACGCGCCTTGAACAGTCTGCACGGATCATTCAGCGCACACCGGATGAGGTTTTACCCGCGCTGGTGCTGGCGGCGACCTGGTTTGATAACGCGGCGCGTGACGCGGACATTATCCGGCGTAATGCCATTACGCATCCCGGCTTTGTGCCGGTGATCCCTCTGAAGGTGCCAGTGCAATGAACGACAATGTCACGCTACGGGTAAATGGCCGGGAGTGGAATGGCTGGACATCGGTGCGCATCGGTGCCGGTATTGAACGGCTGGCGCGGGATTTCAGTGTGGAGATCACCCGCCAGTGGCCGGGAGATGAGGGTATTACCACGCTTCAGCCGCGCATTAAAAACGGTTCAAAAGTGGAGGTGCTGATTGGTGATGAGCTGGTGATCACCGGCTGGGTGGAGGCGACGCCCGTTCGTTACGATTCCCGTTCGGTCAGCACCGGTATTGCCGGACGCAGTCTGACCGCTGACCTGATTGACTGTGCAGCCGAACCGACACAGTTTAACGGACGATCGCTGGTACAGATTGCGCAGGCGCTTGCTGCGCCTTTCAGCATTGAGGTGGTGAACAACGGTGCGCCGTCGGGTGTTATTCCTGATGTTCAGCCTGATCACGGTGAAACGGTGATTGAGGTAATCAACAAAATACTCGGTCAGCAGCAGGCACTGGCTTACGACGACCCGCACGGCAGGCTGGTGATTGGCGGTATTGGCTCAACGCGGGCACATACTGCGCTGGTACTCGGGGAAAACATCCTTTCCTGCGATACGGAGAAGAGTATCCGGGAGCGGTTTTCTGTTTACCAGGTGGCGGGGCAGCGTGCCGGAAACGACGATGATTTCGGTGAGGCCACCACCACCGCGCTGCGGGCCCGCACAGAGGACGCATTTATTGCCCGTTACCGTCCGATGTATATCAGGCAGACAGGGCAGGCTACGGGGGCAGGCTGTATTGCCCGTGCGGACTTTGAAGCCCGACAACGGGCGGCGCGGACGGATGAAACCACCTATGTGGTGCAGGGCTGGCGACAGGGTAACGGTACGCTGTGGCAGCCCAACCAGCGGGTGATTGTCTTTGATCCGGTCTGTGGTTTCGACAATACCGAACTGCTTGTTTCGGAAGTCACGTTTACTCAGGACCAGAACGGCACCCTGACGGAAATCCGTGTCGGCCCGCCTGATGCTTATCTGCCTGAACCCGAAGCCCCCGGCGCGCGGAAAAAGAAAAAAGCCAGAGTACAGGAGGACCCGTTCTGATGAGGACGATTGAAGCCATGCAGCGACAACTCCTCGGCCTGATTGGGCGGGCCGTGGTGAAAAGCATCAGTGCCGCCACGAAATGTCAGACCGTGGATGTGTCCCTGATTGCCGGTGAACCCAAAGCCGGGGTTGAACATCTTGAACCCTACGGTTTTACCGCAAGGGCAAACAGCGGTGCGGAAGCGGTGGTGTTGTTTCCGGATGGCGACCGTTCTCATGCGGTGGTTGTTACGGTGTCGGACCGGCGCTACCGCCTGAAAGGGCTGCAGACGGGTGAGGTGGCGGTCTATGACGATCAGGGGCAGTCCGTGACGCTGACCCGGGAGGGGATCGTGGTGGACGGTGCAGGTAAAACGATCACGTTTCGTAATTCACCTAAAGCACGTTTTGAAATGGACCTGGAAGTGACAGGACAGGTGAAAGACCTGTGCGACTCCGGCGGCACCACCATGTCAGCGATGCGGCTTGCCTATAACGGGCATCGTCACAGAGAGAACGGTCAGGGCAGTAACACCGACAAACCTGATAAAGCGATGGAGGCATGATGGAACTGTGGCTGACGGTGAACGGTAAACGCACCTGCGCCAGCGCACCGATGGATCCGCTGACCCGTGCCGTGGTGATTTCCCTGTTCACCTGGCGGCGGGCTGAACCTGATGACAATGCCGACGTCCCGATGGGATGGTGGGGGGATACCTGGCCTGCGGTACAGAATGACCGTTACGGCTCCCGACTGTGGCTGCTTCAGCGCAGCAAACTGACCAATCAGCTGGTGCAGACGGTAAGGGGATATATCCGCGAATGCCTGCAATGGATGATTGATGACGGCGTGGTGTCCCGTATTGATCTGGATATCCGCCGCACCGGGATTAATGAGCTGGGGAACAGTATCACCCTCTGGCGTCGTGACGGACCGGTAATGATTTCTTTTGATGATCTGTGGAGTGCGATAACGCATGGCGGACAGTGAATTTCAGCGCCCGACGCTGGCAGAAAATATCAGTATGCTCCGTAACGATTTATTCGCCAGGCTGGACGTCAGCGACACGCTCCGGCGCATGGATGAAGACGTGCGGGCAAAGGTGTATGCGGCGGCGCTGCATACGGTTTACGGGTACATCGATTATCTGGCAATGAACATGCTGCCTGACCTGTGCGATGAGTTCTGGCTGGCGCGACATGCTGCGATGAAACGGTGTCCGCGCAAGGGGGCCACGGCTGCCAGCGGGTATATGCGCTGGGAAGGTGTCAGCGATGGCCTGAAGGTGACTGCCGGGAGCGTGATTCAGCGCGATGACCTGGTTCAGTACACGGCAACTGCCGATGCAACCAGCTCCGGTGGTGTCCTGCGCGTGCCGATCGCCTGCTCAAGTGCAGGCGCGGTCGGTAACGCTGACGACGGTACGTCATTAATCCTGGTCACGCCGGTGAATGGTCTGCCGTCTTCCGGTGTGGCTGACACCCTGACAGGCGGATTTGATACTGAAGAGCTGGAAACGTGGCGCGCCCGCGTCATTGAGCGGTATTACTGGACGCCGCAGGGCGGGGCTGACGGGGACTATGTCGTCTGGGCTAAAGAAGTGCCCGGCATTACCCGCGCATGGACATACCGACACTGGATGGGAACGGGGACTGTCGGTGTGATGATTGCCAGCAGTGACCTGATTAATCCCATTCCGGAAGAGTCAACGGAAACGGCGGCAAGACAACATATCGGGCCACTGGCCCCGGTGGCAGGCTCTGATTTGTATGTATTCAGGCCGGTGGCGCATAAAGTGGATTTTCATATCCGCGTGACGCCGGACACACCGGAAATACGGGCTGCCATCACCGCCGAGTTGCGTTCGTTCCTGCTGCGTGATGGTTATCCGCAGGGAGAACTGAAGGTGTCACGTATCAGTGAAGCGATTTCCGGTGCGAACGGGGAATACAGCCATCAGTTGCTTGCCCCGGCGGACAATATCTCCATTGCAAAAAATGAGCTGGCAGTTCTGGGGACGATTTCATGGACGTGACAAACGATGATTATATCCGTCTGTTGTCGGCACTGTTGCCGCCCGGTCCGGCGTGGTCAGTCAGCGATCCGGCGATTGCCGGTGCGGCACCGTCATTAACCCGCGTTCATCAGCGTGCGGATGCCCTGATGCGGGAGCTGGATCCGCGCACCACCACTGAACTGATAAACCGCTGGGAGCGTCTGTGCGGTCTGCCGGATGAATGTATTCCGGCAGGGACACAGACCCTTCGCCAGCGTCAGCAACGGCTGGATGCGAAGGTTAATCTGGCGGGCGGCATCAATGAGGATTTTTACCTTGCACAGCTTGCTGCCCTGGGCAGACCAGACGCCACTATCACGCGATACGATAAAAGCACGTTCACCAGCTCATCGGCCTGTACTGACGCGGTGAATGCGCCGGAATGGCGGTATTACTGGCAGGTCAACATGCCAGCCGCCACCAACACCACCTGGATGACATGTGGCGATCCCTGTGATTCCGCACTTCGTATCTGGGGCGACACCGTTGTCGAGTGCGTGCTTAACAAACTCTGCCCTTCGCATACCTACGTAATTTTTAAATATCCGGAGTAATCCATGCATCGTATAGACACGAAAACCGCGCAGAAGGATAAGTTCGGCGCGGGTAAGAACGGTTTTACCCGTGGTAACCCCCAGACCGGCACACCTGCCACCGATCTGGATGATGACTACTTTGACATGTTGCAGGAAGAACTTTGCAGCGTGGTGGAGGCCTCCGGTGCCAGCCTGGAGAAAGGGCAGCATGATCAGCTGCTTACCGCACTTCGTGCGCTGCTGTTAAGCCGCAAGAATCCGTTTGGCGATATCAAATCGGATGGCACGGTGAAAACGGCTCTCGAAAACCTTGGTTTGGGAGAAGGTGCTAACTGGGTTATGTTACCTGGAGGAATGATAATTCAGCGTGTTTATCTTGGATTTCCTGTCGGCACCAATGTAAGACACATAACTTTCCCCCGGTCGTTTACAACAACGAACTATTCCATCTCAATTAACTGGAATGATATCGGTACTGTAACAACTGAAACACAATCGCCAGCAAATGTGGCGGTTGTTCATCAAACAAAATCATTAACAGGGGCCAGCATCTGGCAGGCAGGTCCCGGGGGATTTAATGTGGACATTATAGCGGTGGGGTATTGATATGTACGTATGGAGCGCTAAAGCAAATGGCTTTTTCCCCATATCGGAGAAAGAAAAATTTGAGGCATCAGGTCTGTGGCCTGATGATGGTGTAATAGTCAGTGAGGAAGAACATAAAAAGTTATTTACGGATATTCCACCAGGAAAACAGATTGGAACACTGAATGGAAAACCAGCACTGATAGATATTCCTCAGCCGACCAAAAAGGAATTAATAGCTATTGCTGAAGTTAAAAAATCCCAATTACGGGAAAAAGCTGACAGTGAAATATCCTGGCGTCAGGATGCTGTTGATGCTGATATCGCAACTGATGAAGAAACTTCAACTCTCACCGAATGGAAGAAATACCGTGTGCTGCTGATGCGTGTTGATACTTCAACAGCACCCGATATTGAATGGCCTACGCCTCCGGCAGTTCAGGCCAGATGACATCCGGCGTGGTGCTGGTATCTGTTACCGTCACCGCGTCAATGTAATCCAGCACGGCGTTAAGTCGGGTTGTTTCTGCCTGCGTCAGCTTCCGCCCGGCCTGTAATTTCAGTTGAATCAGACTGATGGAAGCCATTGCAGCATCAATCAGCGACTGGCGCTGTGCTTCTGCCGCGTCTACTGCGGCACTATGCTGTGCCTCAGTATCTGTCACCCATTTCTCACCATCCCATTTATCGTATGGCGTTAACGGGACGATAGTGGTTGTATTTTCAGGGTAATCACCCGGAGCTGTGATTTCTTTTGATTCTCCCGTTTCGGTGTTATAGACAACTTCACCGCGATGGTCTGGCACATATTCCCATGAGTTAAAATCTGCAGAACGGCAGATTGCATAACCAGCCTTATGTGTGCCAGGAGTATCTAAACAGGAATATGCAGGGATACCGACACCCACAGCAAGATATTCAGTTGATGCAGAAATATACTCCCGTGTCTCACTGTCATAGTTATAAACGGTAATCTCTCCTGCCTTTGTGGCAATAAATTTATTATTTAAGATGGCGTTATACATCATGCAGCCCTCACAATGTAATTAAATGAAATATTACGTGGGCGTGTCTCTGCTGCACCGACAATACTGGTACTCAACCCCGTTGCCGTTCGTTTGTTATTTTTATTTCCTTCAATCAGACAGTTGTAATCATCATTACCAATTAACGAATTGGTGGCATCAATACTGTCCGGGGACAAGGCATTAGTTGTGGAACTTAAAGTCAGCATCTCGTCTGAACTTGGAAGATTTTTTAATGGTGTTTCATTGCGTGAAATACCCGCGTAAAAAAAGGACTCATGCCTGTGAGCTTCAAAAGAGTCATTCTGAAGACTTAGCAAGGCTCGCCCCGCATCCACTCCACGTCCATCATCCCAGCCACGAATAAATTCACCGCGTAAATCAGGCAATTTATTGGTCGGGTAAGCCTTTGCCAGTTCCGGGTATTCTTCAGCAGAAAAAGCCGCACCATTGCATTTCAGCCAGCCTGTTGGCGGAGTGGCTGAAGGCCACGGAACAGGCACCCCAACCGGTAATGCAGAGCCTTCTCCCAAACCAACGTTTATGAAAATGTAGAAATAACGAGCAAATGGCATCATTCCTGCTTTTGTCAGGGAGATCTACCATGCTTATTGGCTATGTACGTGTGTCAACAAATGACCAGAACACAGATCTACAACGTAATGCGCTGAACTGTGCAGGATGCGAGCTGATTTTTGAAGACAAGATAAGCGGTACAAAGTCCGAAAGGCCGGGACTGAAAAAACTGCTCAGGACATTATCGGCAGGTGATACGCTGGTGGTCTGGAAACTGGATCGACTGAGGCGCAGTATGCGGCATCTTGTCGTGCTGGTGGAGGAACTGCGCGAAAGAGGCATCAACTTTTGCAATCTGACGGATTCAATTGATACACAGTATCTTGTTAACACCAACACATGGCTGCAGGAGGGATATTATCGGTACCCGATTTCAGGATACAGCGCCTGATTAGACTAAAGAGGGGCTATATTGTAGAGTTTGCTAAAGTTTTTTATAGGGTTAAGCAAATGACAGTCAGGAACTACACTAATTTAAATTTAGATCGGACAACTATTGAGGCTACGTCTAGGGCATTTATTGAAAATAAAAACTATTCCGTCCATTCAATTGGACCAATGCCTGGTGCAAGAGCAGGACTTCGGGTTGTGTTTGCTAAACCAGGAGAAGCTTTGGCAACTGTTAACATTTTCTATAATAACGGAGGGACGTCTACAGTCCAGTATCAAACAGGAGCTAATCATAATCTTGGAAAAGAGTTGGCTGATGATCTCTATGAAACCATCAATCCTGCAGAATTTGAACAGGTAAATATGGTGTTACAAGGGTTCGTTGAAGCGAACGTTTTATCTGTACTTCAGCTCTCAGCAGAGCAGCCACATATACAATTTTACGAATACTTACGGAACACTCATACAACGGTGTGGAAAATTCATTCGCCAGAATTTCAGGATGAGTTGACAGTTAGTCTGCATCACAGAAATGGAACACTACAAATACAAGGGCGTCCATTGTCATGTTATAGAGTGTTTATATTCAACTTGTCAGAGCTACTCGATTTACAAGGACTGGAAAAAGTTCTCATTCGTCAGGATGATGGCAAAGCGTATATAGTTCAGAAAGAAGTTGCTCGCTCACATCTAGAGTGTGAAATGGGGGATGCGTACCCACTATTGCATAAGAATGTTGAAAAATTGCTCGTTTCTGGGCTGTGTGTTAAACTCGCCGCCCCCGATTTACCCGATTACTGTATGTTGTTGTATCCTGAATTACGTTCAATTGAGGGAGTACTTAAATCAACAATGTACCGATATGGCATGCCAATCACGCAGGATGGTTTCGGGCCTTATTTTGATAAAATTGGGAGTGAATTTATTCTGAAACAACAATTTGGATGCAATTTATCGTCAGCTAAGGTTAAGACCATTAATGATGCCTATACTTTCTTTAACAGAGAACGTCATGGCCTGTTTCATATGGAGATAGTTGTCGACACAAGCCGTATGGTTTCTGACATGGCACGACTGATGACTAAGGCCAGACAGGCATGGGGAATTATTAAGGATTTGTATATTGTTTGAAATAACAGGTGTTAACGTCTCAGGGGCTCTCATTGCCGTCGTTATGGCGACTGGCTACGAGAACCCCTTGACTTCAGTTCACGAAATCGAGAAGAGGCTTTCTGTTATACTGGGCAATTCACAGGCTACAGGTGAGGTTTTGTTTGACCTTTTGTGTTCTAATGGTCCAGAGTGGAATCGCTTTGTTTCGCTGGAAATAAGGTGTGGCAGTATTTTGCTGGATACTGCCAAAATTGTGGATGAGCAAGAAATTCCAGCGCAGATCTTGAGACATCAGAGAGATGTATTACGTAACCACCCTGAGTACGTAGAAGACTCTGTGTTAACACCAGATGATGTTCTTTGTATTCTCTAGCTAAGAAATTTTGCACGAGAGGATTTTAACCTCCTCCCCGACAGACATGACAGTGCCCAAATGTCTTAAGAACGTATGTACTTGAAATGGACATTGCTAATACCACTGGGTATTGATTAATTTGGGGCTGGTAAGCATTACAAACCAATAATCTGGAATAGCGCGGTTGCTGCTGCAGACAATGCTGCAAATGAATTGTACTTAGATTGAAGCCGCGCAGTGGCGAAGAAATCATGGAGATTCACGTTAAGTTCGGGATCTTCATACGTAACCATGACAATTTTTTTGCCTAACTCAACTTTTGCTGTAGCAGATTTAATCCATAAAATTGCAGATAAGACGCCAAAAGTTAATGACATCACATGATGATCTTTAATCCAACACATCACAAAAAGTAGATTTTCCAT